TTTTTTTGTGTGACTAAAGTAAACATAATCATGGGTCTTTTTAAAGACTGCGGCTGTGGGTGTAATGGTCAGAAGCAACAGGAGAAGTTTGTGACTTCCCTCATTTCTGGTCTCACCTTTTTCATCATCGCGAATCCAGAAACTTTCCGACTCGTCAGGCGAGTCCTCGGTCCACGCATCGCGACTCCCAACGGTTGTCCATCAACCATGGGTCTTCTTGTACACTCCCTTGTGTTCATCCTCGTCGTGTGGGGTATGATGAATGTCAAGAGTGACGCACCACCACTTCCAATTGTTGAAGAGGAAGAAGATGATGCTTACATCGTTCAACCTAAGCGAATGGCCGATATAGTTCCAGAACCAGGAATGGAGGAACCAGGACTCATGGATTCTGGTGTTGTTTTGGGTTCTCTTGATATTACCGGACCTTCCTTGTAAGTACAACAAACGAACGATCGCTAGTTTGTTCGATTTTTAAAATGTCATTATTTTTGATTTTTTCATAGATATTATTCACATGTTTATCGGAAATAGTCCAGCAATTTTCGATAAATATTTGACCATTAGATTCGACAATCAGAGGTCCGGGTCCGCCAACCACTGATTGTAGAATTGCGTGCATGCGTGCTTACTAGATATTTGTGTCTAATCTTTAAAAGTCTTCATCAAAACCAATTTCATCTGAAGTGTCGTCCATCTTGCCATAGTCACCAACCCTCTTTTCGAAGAAGTTTGTCTTCCCGTCGAGGCTAATGTTCTCCATGAAGTCAAATGGATTCTTGGAGTTCCAAATTGGAGGCACCCCGATCTGCTTCAACAATCTATCAGATACATACTCAATATATTCGGACATCTTTTCAGAATTCATACCGATGAGAGCGCATGGAAGGGCATCCAATATGAATCCCTTCTCAATCTCAACAGCTTCCTTAACAATAGAATGAATAGTCTCAGTCGTTGGTTTAATACGCAATAATTTGAAAAGTTCCACCGCAAACTCTTGGTGGAGTCCCTCGTCACGAGAGATAAGCTCGTTGGAGAAGCAGAGACCTGGCATGAGACCTCGCTTCTTGAGCCAATAAATAGCGCAGAAGGAACCAGAGAAGAAGATACCCTCAACACACGCAAATGCGAAGAGTCGCTCAGCAAAGGAACGCGACTTTGTATCGAACCACTTCATAGCCCAATCCGCTTTCTTTTGAATACACGGAACTGTTTGGATAGCTTCAAAGAGCTGCTTCTTCTCAGCACCATCCTTAATATACTTGTCTATGAGTTTACTGTATGTCTCCCCATGCACCATTTCATTATGACACTGATACGCATAGAAAGATCTCGCTTCAGAGGATTGCACCTCATCAGCAAAGTTATTATTGATATTCTCAAAAACAATTCCATCGGACCCAGCAAAGAATGCCAGGATGTATTTTATGAATTTCTTTTCATTTTCATTTAGAGTCTTCCAATCGTCCAAATCCTTTGAGAGATCTACCTCTTCAGCAGTCCAATTACTCATTTGAGCCTTCTTATAGAGTTCCCAGAGGTGTGGATACTTCAGGGGGAACACAGTAAATCTGTTTAGTGTGGGGGCTAGGAGAGGTTCGTACTCCTCCTCAACCCACTCTTGAAATTCAAAATAGTTTCCGATGCGACGTCCGTCACTAAATATTTGAGGGTAAGAGTCAAGTCTACCGTCACACAACTTTTTGAGATCCTCTTTCTCAATCATAACTTTTTCATAATCCATCCCCTCGGATTCACACAGTGTGACGGCGTGTTCGCAGTATTGACATCCTTCCTTCGAATAAATTGTGATTTTCATCTGTAGTATTATCGTTGATAATTTTTTGAGCGAAAACTCTAAGCATGATTGTGCCATCAGAAATAATCGAAAATGACATAGTAAAGCTGTTAGTAAACGAAGATGATGTAGAAGATGAAATGTTCAGTGTTGTGGGAATGAATACTGGCCTGGTCCTTGGAGTTCGGTATCTAAACCCTACTGAGCTCATATATAAGTCCGCGTGTGTCTATAAGTTGGATGACGGTGAGATGAGTCCAGCTCCATATGAAAGTGTGATGGAACATTACCCACGTGGTACTACATTTGAAGATCTCGAGATGAAGTCCCTCGGTGAAAACATGTTTGCGTTTTATTCCGAAATTGATATCGAAGATTCTGACTCTGAAATTTATGACGAGGATGAGAGTGATTCAGAAATGAACGACTTCATTGTACCTGATGATCATATAGACGGGGAAGTCATTCCACCTTCTGACTATAAAACCATAGACAAGGAATGGAATGCATGGGAGCCAAGATCCCCAGGCGCGAGAAGTTTTAAAGAAACTGTTGATGCTATTGAAGCACTCGCAAAAGCGCACGCCGATAACCTAAGTTTCGGTGCGTAATTCCAAAATCTAAAAAAGATCTATCAAACTCATACCAATATGCTGGCAGCTATATGGTCTGATATAGATCAACTATTACAAAAAGAACCCGAACAAAAGCCAGTAAATACAAATTTTTGCCGTGAATGTTCAGGTGTGAAGATTATTTCACCCGAAGGTCTTCCTACCTGTTCAGAATGTGGTCTCATCGAAGACAACTTCGTTGATGACAGTGCGGAGTGGACGAGTGGGATCACCGATGACGGGCGTGTTAATGATCCCGCGAGATGTGGAAATCCAAATGCAAACCCCGAGTTGTTTTCACAGAACTGGGGTAAGGGTACCATTATTTCCACACAACGTTCGTCCACGTACGAAAACAAACGGATGGCAAAAATTAATTTCCATATGTCCATGAACCACAAAGATCGATCATTATTTCATGCGTATCGAGATATCGATGAAGCATGTGATACATTACCAGACGCAGTCCTTAAGGATGCAAAAATGCTATACTGTAAATTTAACAACGAGAAATTGACCCGGGGAGCGGTAAGACTTGGTATTAAAGCAAACTGTGTTTTATACGCGTGTCGTCTCGCAAAGTTCCCTCGGACGACGCGAGAGATTGCCGACATGTTTGGAATTCAATCCAAAGACATTAGTCGAACAACACAAATATTTAAGGACACGATAATGGGTGTGACCGAGAAAAACTACGTAACAAAAGCGTATGATGTCATGCAGAGACTTCTCAACTCATTTGAAGTATCGCGTGAAGAGCGGTACAACTGTAATAAAATGTGTTCATCAACTGATGACTGTGTAGAACTTATGAGTAAAACACCAAACAGCGTAGCTTCGGCAATTATTTTCATAGTACTTAGTCCCAATATTACAAAGGCGCAAGTGTGTGAAAAATGTTCGGTCTCTGTACCAACACTAAACAAAATAGAAAACATTATAAAAAAGCACTTAGAGGTTAAAGGGTTGTTATAAGTAAATGGTGACAAAGTTATTCCTCGCAACTCCATGTTATGGAGGTCTCTGTTTAGATAAGTATGTAATGAGTATAATAAAATTGCAAATTCTTTTAATGAAAGAGAATGTTCAATTATACATCGATACCACGGAAAACGAATCACTTGTGCATCGCGCCCGAAATGTTGCCGTGGGACGTTTTATGCAAAAAAGTGATTGTGATTATTTTATGTTCATTGATGCGGATGTACACTTTGATCCACACGCGGTTTTGCGTCTCGTACGATCTGGTCATGATGTGAGTGTCGCATGCTATCCGAAAAAGGTTGTGATGTGGGATCAGGCAGCGAATGCTGTGAAGGGTGGTGATGAACGTAACATGTCCATGCTATCTTCAAGTCTTGTGATCAATTTTGGGGCTGTAAATAGGCCGGTCGTCAACGGTTTTATAGAAATTTTAGATGGTCCAACTGGATTTATGTGCATCAAGAGAGAAGTATTTGAACGCATGGAAAAGGAGTATCCAGAATTAAACTGCCGCAATGATCACCAGAACAGAGATTTTGATTTTTACCATGCGGTTTTTGATTGTATGATAGATCCAGATAACAAGAGATATCTTTCCGAAGATTACGCCTTCTGTCGAAGATGGCAAAAAATGGACGGGAAAATATGGGCGGATATAAATACAACGCTCGGCCACGTGGGGAATTTGCCATTTTCTGGTTGTCTCAATGAAAGGCTTAAGGCTTAGAAACTTTTAATAACATATGAATCTAGCGACAATCATCGTTACGCGATCTAAGTCATGTCACGTAAAAACACTACACGCAATTCTACGATTAAACATGAAGTGCGTGCAGAGTAATTACAAGAACGAAATTGTTTTTGTTGACGACAACCCTTACAAAAAGGCACAAGTTGTTGAAAAATATATGAAAACACACGACAGACTCATATTTATTGACTTTGGTATCGGTCTAGACGATGGATCGCTCAATCAAATGTTTCAACCACATGAAAATATTGGTTGCATGGTTTTCCCAGGTGTAAAAGAGGGTGTCGATTGGGATCTTTTCAGAGATAAAATAAACGAAAATTCTACCGAGCCAATTGAACAAATGGGTCTTCACTTTGACACGGATGTCGGTAAGAAGATTTCTGAAGACATCTACAGTGTTGTAAGCACGGATGCGCGAGTTTGGTTTACAAATTGTAAAAGTGTCATTAAATCAATCAAAGATAAGAAAACTGGAAATTGGAGTATTCACCCGAAAATTCTTGAAAAATTTAAAGAAAAGGGGGTGAAGTTATATGCGTTTACAGCATCTAAGTTGACGATGACTTACACACATGAATGTGTAAGTAATATTTTGAACGCAGCGGGTGTTAAAACGAGTTAAAGTTTAAATTGTTATTTAAGGTATGTCCTTCGAAGAATACGTCGTAAATTATATTCACAAGGTTTGGGGAAGTCGGGATTATTTCCCGGGTCCTCAACCTGTGTCTATCGAATACAGTCATTTCCCTGTTCTCAAAAACAATGAATACGTTGTTTGTGAGAAAACGGACGGCGAGAGGCACATGTTTGTTGCTTTAACATACGAAGGCAAACGTAAATGTGTGTTTGTGAATCGTGCATTCAAAGTACTTCCGGTTCAATTAAATTTACCCAAAAAGGCGTACGAGGGTACAATTATGGATGGGGAACTTTATGAAAATGCATTATTTGTTTACGACGCTCTTCTTATTAGTGGTGAACCTGTCGGTCATATGAATTTATATGATAGACTTGCGGTTGCTACCAATCTCATAAACTCAACTATTCAAATGACATTTGATAAGTATCGTCTCAAAATGAAAACTTTTCATAGAATGTGTGATTATGAGTTATTCATGTATGAGTACTTACCCAAAGTGGAACAAAAAGTTGATGGTCTCGTGTTCACACCGGTAAATGAACCAATGCGCCTTGGAACACATGAAACTATGTTCAAGTGGAAACCTAGAGAAAAGAACACAGTAGACTTCTCGATGAAAAGGGGTAGAAGTTTTGATGGCGTCGGTAAACCAGGTGTTCCCGTGTGGAAATTGTTTGTGCAAGAGAAAGGTAAGCTATTTTATGAGAGTGAATTTCCAATAAGTCGCATGGACGAACCATGGTTTGAAGATGGTGCGATTGTTGAGTGTATGTATATAACGTGGGAAGATGGTCCATTATGGTGGAAACCCCTAAAGCGTCGCCGCGATAAAACACATCCCAACAATAGACGGACATTTTACAACACGATCAAAAATATTAGAGAGGATATCCAGATGAAGGAGTTTTTAGATTGTAGACCAGAACGTAGTGACCAGCCTCATTAGGAAGAGGTTGTTCGCGAATAAACTCGTCATTTATGTAATGCCATAAACCCCTGTGTTTCACAAAACTAACGTAATGACCATCATGTTGGACACCCACGTGAATCGCACTTGAGATCAAATTATATTCAAAGTTATCCAAATGTAATTTTTCGATCACTTTGAAATAACTCTTCGTATCAAACGAAATTAATAAAATTTTTGGAAGTTTTGAAAATACCATGCGTGTTGTTGCGATGTTATGTACTTTTCCATCATTATCTTCAAAATTTTCTAATACATTCCACGATGTACTTTTATTAAGCATTTCACCCATGTCCTTGCTCGCCGAGTTTACGATGTGTACACAAAAATCTTCTTCTACACGCGTCTTTCCGGACGGCCATATAACTTCTTGGGCTTTTTTCCCGTAGAACCACTGTTTTATTTCTGGTATTTCCCTTTCTAAAATATCTATGATGCACAGAAATGCTTCCTGTACATCATGTTGTTCACCAGTCACAAACCGTGGAAAATGTTTTTGAAATGCACACAAAAGTGGGTGTGCGTTAACGAAACCTTTTTGTGATTTATTCCAATATACATTCACCAGTTGTGAATATAACTTTGTAAATTCACATTCTCCTGAATACGGATTATCTATTAAATAATTTGAAAGGATGGGAATAGACAAAAGACATTGCAACGATGTGTTAAAATAACATGTGTTCCCGTTGTTTCTTAAACCTTTCATTACATTTTTTGTACAAAAAACACTTAAGAAGATGACGCACATTAACATTGTAAGCAACAATGCACGACATCAAATCTATCGTTGACAAAGTGTTCCCCGTCTTTGAGAGCCACAAAGATGAAGAACATATTGAAGTTGAGATTCGTCTAGGAAAATATAACGGAACGTTTTTTGATACAAATGTTGGTAAGGATGTTTTCGAACGAGTACTCGAAGGTCTCAGAAAATATAGTGGTTGGGAAGATGTAAAAAATTCAACGTGTGATATTTTTTACAATGATAAAAATGGTATTCGCATCACAGCGAATGAAGAGACGGGTGAACAGACCATGGTTCAAAAAATAAACGCCGTAAAGACAGATTTTACTGGAGAGCCAACTGATATGAGGTTTAGTATTTCAAGAGAAATACCAACCTGGGGACAGTATGAAATGGACAGGAAGCGGACTAAAACACGCCACTCTTTCATCCGTAAGAATTTAAGTATAGATATGACAATCTCGTCGGGTGACAATGTTGATATGGATTCTGAGGAAGAATGTTCATATCAGATTGAATTTGAAATCATTGATCCCAAAAATGTTTCAAATTTAAATGACTTTTTCAACACAGTTTATAAAGTGAATGATTTGTCCAAATTAATTCCTGTGTAATAATTAAGATGTTACGATACGTATTTCTCGCCCTTGTGGCATTTGCCCTTATATATGAAAAAACAACAAATTCGTATGAAATTGCCGGTTCTAAAAATTTTCATTTAAGTTATGGTATGTCTAAGGAGATGTACCTTCTCATGCGAAAAGAAGGTGTCAGTGCGGAAGATTTGAAAAAGTTCGTGCAATTGGAGGATCGTCTTCTCCAGATTGAACGAAATTCGGTTTGTTCGGGGATTCCATACGTTGTTGAGGGAACTTCAGTTTCTAATTTAATAAAGGATCTATTTCCACGCTATAATTTCGTGTATCACACGATTCATCTCAAACAAATAGCCGAACCAACTAAAACTGTGAATATGAAAATTAAATGTTAACACGTAATATAAAAGATGTCCCAGGTTGCCATAATTGGTCTACTTGGCTTGATGACATGTTGTTCTTCTAGTTCAGCAGCCATGCTCATGATGGGTGGTGATGATGACACCCTCTCGTCCACAGGACCGGGACCCGCAGCACCTCCCTGTGAAAGTGATAAGTCTTTCGACTCCCAAACGGGTTCATTCACATGCTCAAGTATTGACGATTTCAAACCAGAAAAAGCTACTTGGTGGGGTACTTGGATCAATTCCTCAGTTCCAATTTCCAGTGAAGAAGCTACCGCAGCTGGTATGTCACACACTTTCCACACTTTAACCTCTTCTCCTACCGAGAAAAAATACATCGCGATGCGCAAAACGGATCAACACTGTAAAATGGTTCAGTTTGATATTACAAAGAGTGGTAACACCTGTAGTTACGCAATTAATGATGCTGGGTACGCGGGTTATGGTGGAGGTGGTATGGGTGCCGAAGAGGCGTGTACAGCTACAACGGATGCCGAAGTTATAGCAAAGTGGAATGCAAAGACACCTGTTGCCTCAGCGAGAACTGCAGCAACTGATGAAGGTTATGGTCTCAAATCTCTTGGATACTCATTGTATTGCTAAAACTGTGAACACACAAGTAACATGTTGAGAAGGTTCCACACAAGCATGTGATGCTTGGGGCTCTCAATTTTGTTGTAATTCTTCACGATGTGCATGATGAGTGCGTTATCATCTTCATCATGCAATTCCAATAGATGTTTCACTGGATCAGGTGCATTAGCAAACTTTTCATCAACTTTGAAGTCAAGTTCAAGTTCACACATCAACTTTTCACTTTCTCTCCCCTTTCTAATGTAATCAGCCACAATGTATATCACTGCATCTAAAAGCTCTTCTTGGCACATGTTGATCCAAGAGTTTTCAGGTGTTCCCCATTCACGAGTATCGGAATTGACAATCACACCGTGGCCATATCTCTCCTTACCCAATTCAAGGCGTCCAATCAGTTGTTCTTCAATTGATCCCATATTTAATTATCTTTGTGACTTATTCCTTAAGTTTATCCAAGTTTTCTTGTAGTTCTCAAGTTGTTTCGCTGTTGGTCCCTTAGTCATAATGAAGTTTGTCGCGGCACTTCTGTATTGAGTGACAAGCTTTTGGGGAACACCCTTAACATTAACTTGGTTCATGATAACCTTCTTTTCAAGGTTGCGTCCTCTGTCATTCTTCCATCTATTTACAAGCCTTTTCTTCACAAGATCCACATCTTTCTTAAATGGAATACCCTGTTTGTTACCCATCTTCAATCTATTGAGGCGCATTTTCATTTCTTTGACATCATTATTGAGGGAAGGCATCACATTCTTGTAACGATCCATCCATCGTTTGCCATAGAGCTTTATAATATCCTTTCGGATTGAGTTTTCATTGAGACCTCTCTTTTTGATGACCCGTTCCTTCTTTACATTTCTCTTCTTTTGAGCGACTTCTTTACGAGAAGGTGGTGGTGTCTTTGGTTTAGGTTTGGGGGCAAGCATGGCGTTGCGCGCATTTTCAATCTTCTTACAGAGTGTGGCCTTTGTCTCTTTGGAATCAAGTTTAATCTTGAGGATGCCGGCAACTCGGAGAAGTTCAGTCTTGCTGTATCCTGTACAAGTAGCGCGTCCAACCTTGAAGTTGTTACCCGATCCAACGAGGGCAACAATCTTCTTCTTTTGGGTGTTACGGAAAGTGGCACTCTTCACCCCCGAGATCTTCTTAATTTTGTCACAAATATCCTGTTTCTTTGTGGAAGCGGAAACATTCAAAACACCCAATTTCTTTGCGAGATCCACAAGTTCTGGTTTTGCCATGCGCATGCATTGTTTACCGTCAATTTTAAGAGCCGCGAGTTGATTCGTACTCAAAGTTTGTTTTTTGTTACGTCTTTTGGGGGACTTCGTCTTTTTGGGTACACGAACACTTTTACCCTTGACCAACCGAGAGGGTGCTTTGCCGGTAGCCTTAACATCCCCAAATTCGTACATTTTTCTAACAAGCCCAGCACCAGTATTGTAAGCGTCAAGTAAATCCGATGGTGTCGAGGCACCTGAAATCTGTATACTCCCACTCTTTGCAAAGATGTATCTGTGTCCATTATATGTAACATATAGGAATGGAGAAAGTTCTGGATCATACTTTGCGGAGCTGGCGCCGTACTGTTTCATTAACTTTTCTGGGAGTGCTTCCATATATCCAAATGGACCATTTACACCAAACGTTGCACTGAGATTGTTGTATTGGAATGGGTTATATAAAAATGCCTCTCGATCGGAGTAATTATCAACGATAAACTTACGAATAAGTTCCGGTTGATTTGCGATATTAGTTCCTATAAAGCCACCGGAAAAACGAATTTTACCATTCTTGTAAAAGTTTACAGTAGCACCCTTGGATTCAATATCATTTGATAGAACAACTTTAAGTTGAACAGTAAAAAAGTTTTTACTTAGATCACCCTTTTTACCATACTCCTTTGTGTGCGAGAACCCCGTGACAAAACGCCCATAGATACCATTAATCTCCTTTGTATCTATATAAAGACCCTCTCCGATCGGTGTTTTGGGGAGTGGTGTTTTGAGAAGGATTTTTTTGATGTTTATACGAGTTTCGGCACTAAAATCCTTGTTCACAGTCGCGTTAAACATACCAGGATTTAACTTACTCACGATAAATGTGGGTGGTGATGGAGTTTCGATGTTGGCAATTATATTGTTATTGTTATTGTTGTTACTATCACTCATATGAACAAACTCCGCAAACTCCCCATAATTTGCATTGTTAATTATATTTTTTTCCAATCGAGGTGGAAATGCCATCTCAGCTTCAATTTCTCTGACCAATGCGTTATTTGACGCAGTTGTGGAAACAGAACTTGGACTGTTTGCTGGACGTAATTCCACGCCAGACTGTTTGACAAATTCTCTGAGCTGTTGGCTCATATTACTATTGTGTAGCATTTTTTTCTAGTAATCCTCGGTGAAGCCCAAACTTTCCTCAACCACGTCAACCCCGTAAATGACAGGTTGCCTCGGGTATGTGCGCCCCTTGTATGTCACAACTTCATCCCTAACTTCGATATCCCTCGAACTAAATGGACCCGCATAGAAGTCTTGATTGAACTTGGGCTTGCCAAGGTTGTTCGCTTGACAATGTTGATTGAAAACCTGGATGAAGAGCTTCTGAGGTACAAACGCGTCTTTCCCGAAGACGATGTTTGTAGATTCCAGGAAGTTGTGGAGAGTACTCGCAACCATAGCGACCTGCTTCTGGATTTTCTTGAAATAGTCGGGAACTACGTTCCAGATATCTTTGTCCCTATATTTGTTTGAGTAATCAAGGTACGCCTTGATACACTTGAGTAAAATGATTGGTAACTCACGATTCAACTTCTCGTCAAGTTGTGGATCGGCATCCCTCACTTGTTTGGAAAAGTTCCATGGAAGAATACGGCGAAGAACGGAGCCTGAGTTATCTTTCCAATTGGGAACTTCATTCCCACCCAGAACACCTGGAACAGTCCACTCGATGGAGACCGCAGTTTTGTTTTTGACGGCAACAGAGACATCCTCCCCTGAAACCATAGACTGGAACTCCGCCTGTTCGAGAGCGAGGTCTCCCTTCACTTCTGGTGCGATGAACATGAAGGAATCCTTGATCGCCGAGAGACCGAACTTCTTCTCGATGTTGTTTGAAAGGGTGCCAACGTCTTCGTTTTCATAAAACTTCTTGAAAACTTTGGTAATGAGGGTAGACTTCCCGGATCGAGCGATCCCCTTAAAAAATGGAATGATCTGCCACCCATCCAACTCCCCAATATCAAAACACAAACGCCCACCCATCACATACGCCCAGTTACACACCTCATCTTCGAACTGCTGGTACTTGAGGATTGAATCGAACCAGGGGGTTGGAATATCTTGCCATCTCTCTACGTGTGAGAAGTCATCAAACTGTTGATCAAAATACTTACACGCGATGATTGTTGGGTCAAGGCAACGAAATTCGCGACTGTCATATGGGTAAAAGCAGCAATCATAGACACCACGATCTGGAATCCACTCCTTACCTACAAACACACCATTTTTGAATGACCATACGTTTCGTCTTTTAGTAATCTCCGGAAACTGAGCGTCGTGGCACTTGCTTAAATTATCAATAACGTCTTTGAATGTACTACCTCTCTGTGTAAAGTTCTTCCATGTAAGGAAGTCATCATCTTTTTGCGCCAATGAATAAACAAAGTGTTCAATGGTAAACTTTGCTTGCCATGCACGTGTTCTATGTCCATCTACAGTTCGAATTTCTTCGCAGCACTGTCCCTTGTACCGGCGATACCCAGACTTGTATGTCTGATCGAGAGAATATAGAAGACATTTTTGAAATGGTGTGGAACTTTCGACTTCTTCTTCATCCATCGTAGAAGGATCGCCTGTCGTACTGAATTGTGGCAAAGCCGTGGGATTATCGATTCTCTCAAACGATGTGTAGTGGCGTCGAATATTTTCATAACCATCTGACAGTTGTTTTAAAACATTATTAATACGTCGTACGACATTAATCCCGTCGTCGTTAGGTTCATTTTTGTGAATTTTTAGATCTCGCGCATGATTCTTCAAATTAATGAGATATGTTCTCTGTTTATCACGAATACCTTTTATGGCCAGGATGTCGATCATCGTCGGGTTGGGATTACCATCTTCGTCAAAGTTCTCAGGGTGAATATACTGTCTGTATCCCAACTCACGTGCATTTCTGAAGTCATTTGTTTTCAGTGACCACGCCGATTCAAATCTGTCTATCATGTCGACCACCTGTTCTTCTTTCATCGATTGGATGTGCTGCTTCTGAAGTTCTGTGAGTGCTTCATACTTATCAGGCTCTCGATCGATGAAATGAGTGTGTTCCATTTCTATTTATTGACCTACGATTTTTGTTTCTAAGCTTATTTTTGAGATTGCATTTTAGCGAGCATCTTTATCAAAATTCTATTTTGTGTTTCTATTTGATTAGAAATATTCACAAGTGCTGAACAAACGGTATCACCGTCTGGAGTAGCTAAAAGAGAAGTCATCATACCCATAAGATCTAACTCACCGTCATCGTCTGGAAAAAAATCATCTTCTCCACCCTCAGAAAATTCAATATCTTCTTCGTCGGACACAATTTCACCTTCTTCAATTTCTTCTTCTTCGCGATTGTCTTCCCCAGGCTGTGATGACATTTTAACTTTGACTGAGAAAAGATGATGACCAAAATTTCGCGATGATGCGATTTCAGCCAGAAAAAAAATGTTGCTATATAGTACAAAAACTCTCACAATGGCCGGTGGTCTCATGCAACTCGTCGCCTATGGCGCCCAAGACGTCTACTTGACTGGTAACCCAAAGGTCACCTTCTTCCAAGCTGTCTACAAGCGTCACACTAACTTCGCTATGGAAAACATCGAACAAACTGTTAACGGTACCGCTGCCAACTCAGGCCGCGTGTCCGTGACCGTTGCGCGCAACGGTGATTTGGTCGGTGACATGTACCTCGAACTCGAATCCAATGTCGACACCTCCGTCACTTCCGACACTACCTCCGATAACAACTGGATTGCGGAGCGTGCGATCAACAACGTTGAACTTTCCATTGGTGGTCAACGCATCGATAAGCACTACCAAAAGTGGTGGCGTTTGTACTCGGAGCTTTACTTGGATGAATCCAAGAAAGCTAGCTGGGCCAAGCTCGCGACTGCCAAGGACGGTAAGACTGTGTACTTGCCCTTGATCTTCTTCTTCAACCGCAACCCAGGTCTTTATTTGCCTTTGATTGCGTTGCAATACCACGAAGTCCGCATCGACATCGACTGCGCGTCCGACATGGAAGTCTACCTCAACAAGAATGTCTTCAAGGTGTGGGCCAACTACATCTACTTGGACACCGAAGAGCGTCGTCGCTTCGCGCAAAAGGGTCACGAATACCTCATCGAGCAAGTGCAACACACTGGCTCCGACACCGTGACCTCTGCGGCTACCAAGCAAGTTCGCTTGTCCTACAACCACCCAGTCAAGGAATTGGTGTGGTGCTTCTCCAACACCGCGTCCCGTAACTCCCTCTGGAACTTTACCTCCAGCAACAACGCTGATGAGATTATCCTCGACAGCAACGCGCGTGCGATCTCCGATTCCAACTGCTACGTGCCAATCAGCCAAGCGACTGGTGTCCCACTCGTTGCCTTCGGCACTGGTGGCTCCACTGTTGACTTCACTGAAGAAGCCGCGGGTCCACTTGATAAATTCAAGTTGGTCCTCAACGGTCAAGACCGATTCAAGGAACAACGGGGTAAGTACTTCAACCAACTCCAAGCGTACAACCACCACTCTGGTACCCCATACCCAGGTGTGTACTCTTACTCCTTCGCTCTCAAGCCAGAAGAACATCAACCAACTGGTACTTGCAACTTCTCCCGCATTGACAATGCTCAAGTCGCGGTGACCATGAACGCCACTGACGCGACCACCATGCACATGTTCGCGACCAACTACAACGTCCTCCGCATCCAATCCGGTATGGGTGGCTTGGCGTTCTCCAACTAAGTTGGTATTTTGATCTCGTCTCGTTTCGCGTAATAAAAAAATTAACTTTAAAAATTGATCGGAACACAGTTTTTAAATCTAATGATATGGTATAAAATGGCGCAAAAGCAAACTAAGCAACAGCAGATGGGTGTCTGGATCCCAGTCTCAATTCTCGCTTTGGGTATCATCGCAACTGTTTTCGCAATGTCACGCAATGGTCGTAATGGATATTTCAAACTTAAATAAATGACACATGTAATAACAAATGCAGGACATTTACACAGATGGTAGTTGCCTCGGCAACCCTGGTCCAGGTGGGTGGGGTGTTGTTGGCCCAGGATTGAGAATCTCTGGGGGACAAGACAACACTACAAACAACGCTATGGAAATGACTGCAGTCGTTAAGGCGCTTCAACAGTGTCTCGCACGCGACATTCTTGAGATAAGACTGTTTACTGACAGCACATATGTCAAGAATGGTATAACTTCATGGATTAAAAATTGGAAAAGGAATGGGTGGCGTACAGCTGCGGGTACACCCGTTAAGAATAAAGAACTGTGGATTGAAATTGATACACTCTCTCAGAAAATGAAGTCTGTAGAGTGGCGTTGGGTCAAAGCACACAACGGAGACCCACAGAATGAACTGGTAGACTCTCTCGCGTATCAGGAGGCGACAGAGATTAAAAATGCCCGCGTAAAATAATGGAAGCACAGGAGGGGACTCACCCATGGTGTGAGAAGCAGGAGAGGCTTCTTAAATCATGGGCAGAGAGAGCTGCAGGATATCGTTGGCTTCATAACCACGCTCGACTCCATTTTAAAAAGCAGAACGACTACTTGTCATACCCCAGTATAGTCATTGCGAGCATTACGGGAGTTGGTGGTTTCGCTGTACTTAATCCAAGTGGAAATGAGAGTATTTCATCAGAGACAAGGGCTAAAATCATGATCGTTCAATACATGTTTGCATTCCTCAATGTACTTGGTGGAATTCTTACGAGTATAGGTAAGTTTAGTCAAAGTCTCAGTCTTTCAGAATTACACTCATCTATGTGTATACAATATTCAAAGTATTATAGGAATATTGATATGGAACTTTCACTAGACCCACAAGATAGAACATGTGTTATTAAGTTTGTCAAGAAGTGTCGTGAGGAATATGATAGGCTTCTCGATGAGGCCCCCGACATCCCCGCGATATCTATAGAAGCCTTTAATTTAGAGTTCCCTGAACGCACAAATAAACCAGATGTGTGTAATGGACTTAGTATCATCGTGAGCGATGAAACGTCGTCGCAACTCGGTTCTAATCGCGCCGTCACGAGGTGGTTGGGTGCGTTTAAGGCTATCACACGTAAAAGTAGAGATGGAACTAGTATAGATGATTTAGCGAGAATGGAGAGTGTATGATTTATCCGCTACAAAAGCGTAGAACATTGTAAATAGAGTTAATGTGGGTAACAAAACATTCTGCCTCTGTGGAAAGAAAGCCAAACCCATTCCATTTTCTACTCCAACCCAAGACTTTGACTGGTACATCAAATTGGTTGTTGACGTATGTCACAATTTCCATAGACATTCCTATAGATTATACATATATAAAAACTAAGTGCGTATGTAATTCAAAATGAACATTGGTATTCTCACCGCCGGTGGTGTTTGTCCAGGTGTTAACACTCTCATTCGCTCAATCACTCTCCGTGAGAGAAATCAAGGTAATAAAGTCCACGGTTTCTGTGATGGATTTAGAGGTCTCAATCAAAATATCAAGGAGTACTTTGATCAAGAACACATTGATGATGGACCAGGTTCACTCTTAAAAACATCATACGACTATGTTGACATTGATCGTGCCGTAAAGAACCTTGGTGACTACGACCGTCTCTATTGTATTTGTGGAAATGAGTCCATGAAGTCTGCGAGAGATTTAGCCCTAGATGATCGGGTGGATACCAATATTATCGGTATCGCTAAAACAATCTTTAATGACATACCGGGTTTAGAATCTATTGGTTTCCAAACGGCTGTTCAAGAGCTTGCGAGGTACATTGATTCTGCGTACATTGAGGCGTCTTCAACAAACTCCATCGTCTTCCTAGAAGTACCTGGAAGACACAACAGCGGATTGACAACACACGCGGGTCTCGCGAGGAATTCAAAGATAACGAATGTCATCACACCAAGTACACGCGGTGATTATCGGACTTCTATTGAATACAGCTATGGAAATCGTGGGTACGCTGTTGTTGTTATTTCTGAAATGTGTGAATATGACTACTTAATTACCAGTCTTTCTGTAAAATCTAAAGTGATTACTCCGGGTTACCTCATTGGTGCGGTTGATCCGTGTACATACGATAGTATTCTCGCAGAACGCATGGTCAGGGAAGCGTTTAATCACGCACAAGAACACAGAGACTTCATCAAGGGTGCGACAAGTATCATGCCATTCAAGGATTATCTCCGTATAGTGTAGGTTGAATGTTTCGGGAACTTTACAAACAATCAAAGTTTGTGGGTGCCCAGGTTTCACCACCGAATCAGGTCACTGTGATAATGGAGGATGGCATAGAGTATTACACATCCAATGTTACATTTAGATCTACAGCTACAATTGATAAACTGTCAAAAGAAGTTAAAGGTACGCCACGTGGTAAAGAAAAGATAACCCAACTCTTTGTGGTTCCAACGACGAGGCAGAAAGGTCGTTTTACAGTTACAGAGTATGAACTGTGAGCTCCTATAGCTCAGTTGGTTAGAGCGTGGTGCTTATACGAGAGTATATTTAGGCGGGGTCCCACCCGTAAAGGCACGCCAAGGTCACGGGTTCGAGACCCGTTAGGAGCAATTTAACTTTTAGATGTGTTGTCCCACATGTAAAAGATAAATATCAGTAGATGTTAGATATGAGGTATGGCTCTCTAGCCCGAAAAATGTTCAAGGTGCGTTGGGGTCTCCATGGTAAGGGTCTCAGGCGATGACATGAATCAGACTCAGCGCGACTCCGTTCAATATGGTCGCAAAATTGACAAGATAAAGGAGCCAACAGCAGCCCAAAAGAAGAAAGACCAGAAACTTATTGACGCAGCTTTTAAGGC